TTTAATTTGGTAGTGTCAATCGTATGGGCAGGCCCAAGAAACAGAATCCAGATAAGATCACTAATTCAGTACTGGAACCGAGGATTGATTCCGCAAGCAAGAAGATGGATGTCGGTGGGTACCTGATCCCCATCACCAGTACGCTCACCGCCCTACTGTGGGGCTTTGCCAACCATCCGTCACCGAAGGCAAGGGAGTTCTACTTCTGGCGCGTTGCGGACCTACTGTGGAACAAGGACGACCTGCCTGAACATATGTTCGTCCGCCATCCGTGGGCAGACAAGATCGTGCACGAGTGCATCAACAACAAGTATCTTGCAATCGGTGGGGCTGCGTCGTCAGGCAAATCGCACACGCTTGCAGGTTATGGCATCATCAGTTGGCTTGCCGCTCCGAGGGACACGCTCGTCTTGATGACCTCAACCACTTTGCGTGAGGCTCGTAAGCGGGTGTGGGGTTCCGTGATCTCTCTGTTGTCCGTCATTGACGGAGCACCGATCAACATTCGGGACTCGATTGGTTCTGCAAACTACGTCGATGAGAACGGGCAGACCTTTGATAGGGCTGGCTTGTCGCTGATTGCTGCCGAAAAAAGCAGGACGCGCGAGGCTATCGGCAAGTTCATCGGTCTTAAACAGAAACACGTCATCTTGATTGGTGACGAGTTGGGCGAACTCTCGCCAGCCATTAAGCAAGCGGCACTCGCCAACTTGAGTAAGAATCCGAGATTTGAGTTTAAGGGCGCGAGTAACCCGTCCAGCCGCTTTGATGCGTTTGGTGATTGGAGTACGCCGAAAGATGGATGGGAGTCAGTCACGCCTGAGGTAGACGACGAATGGGTCACAAAGTGGGGAGGCAAGTACATCCGACTCGACGGCGAGCGTAGCCCCAACATCCTTGCAGGACAGACACTTTACCCGTTCTTACCTACAGCGGAGAAGATCGAAGAAGACAAAGCCCTCTTAGGCGAGACGAGTAGGGCGTACTATCGAATGGTTCGTGCCGTCTTCTTTGACTCAGATGAGAACGAAGGCATCTACGGCGAAGCGGAGATGATCAAGTCAGGCGCAACGAAGTCATGGGACTTCAGTGGGCCAACGACGTTGATTGCGGGAGTCGATCCAGCCTTTACAAATGGCGGGGACAGGACAGTCATGTACACGGCAAGGGTTGGTACGTTCACTAATGGGCAATACGGCTTAAAGTTTGAGGACTTCATCACACTAAACGACGACACAACAAATAAGGCTGTGCCGAGGACATACCAGATCGTGCATCAGATTCGGGATCATTGCCTCAAGCTAGGGATCAAGCCTGAAAACGTAGCGATTGACTCTACAGGAGCAGGCTCGCCGTTCTGTGACGTGCTTGCAGGCGAGTGGTCAGATCAGTTCTTGCGCGTGCAGTTCGGCGGCAAGGCATCTGAGCGCAGGGTAAGCATGAACAGTCAGCTTACTGGCGAGGAGTTGTACACCAATCGAGTCTCAGAGCTTTGGTTCGTAGGCAAGGAGTTCATGCGGACACAGCAAATCTGTGGCATTAACGCCGACCTTGCGAAAGAGATGTGCACGAGACGCTACGATATGGTCAAGTCTGGCACGTTGAAGGTGAAGGTCGAGACCAAAGCAGAACTCAAGCAGCGTTCAGGCCAGTCGCCTGACATCGCGGACGCAGCGTTCATTGCACTCGATCTGGCAAGGCAGAGGCACGGACTGGTCGCGGTTGACGCGCCGAAGAACAAGGAGCACACAATGTTTGGCGCAAGACAGCCTCGCACGCTGAGAGATCTTGATGTCGTAAGCAGGTCAAAACACACCCATTTGATCTACGATTGAGGTCTTAGAATGGGCTTTTCTACACGGCAGGAAAATCTGAAGAGTTTCTCAGACTACTGTAATTCATAATAATTCAGTAATTCAGAGGAGATTAAAAGAACTGAATTAGTGAGTTAATATGAATTACCTAAAGGAGAGAGTATTTATAGGTATCCTGTAGCGGAAATTTTTAGAGCTTGCCTGAGACCCTATCCCAAGCAGGCCAGAAGATCTCGTCGAGGGCGCGAACGATAGGCTCTTGCTCGTAGCTTTCGCTCCAGCTTACGCCTGAGATGAACAACGATGCCTCAACCATTTCGTGCCGTAGGGTTTCGCGCAAGAGCTTCTTGTCCTTAACCGTATCCTTATCCAGTTCGATGATCTTTTTATCAGGAAGGTATTGCCCGTACGGATCGCCGCTAAGGTCTTTGACCTTAATCGGAATCCTGTACCCTGCAATTTGAACGCTCTTCGGAACCACTGATGAAGCGTACAGGATTCAGGATACAAGGTACAGGGTAAAATAATTGCTTGCTATTTTGATTTGACCGTCGCATTATTCCGTGAGTGCCGACTCAATTCAAAAGAACCCCTGATGGTAAGATCAAATACCACGGAGAACTTTTTTCTGGTTTCAATAAACCGAAGAAGGCACCTGCTGGAGATCCTAAGAAGTACGTGGTACTCGCTAAGGATGGCTCTAAGGTCGCCAAAGTTAAGTTTGGGCAAAGGGGCTACAAAGACTTCTTGCAGCACCGTGACACCAAACGTCGCGCTAATTTCAAGTCTCGCATGAACTGTTCATCTGAGAAGGATAAAACAACCCCTAAGTGGTGGGCTTGTAACTACAACTGGTAACACTAATAATTGATTATGGCTATGGCAATGCAATCAACAAACCCTATGCAGTACAACCCAAAGAAGGCTTTAGACGATTTGGATTCTTTGTACGCTAATGCTATGGCTCAACCCCAAGCGCAATTACTTAACGCACAAGCTCAGTCAGGTCTCCGTCTGCAACCGATGCAGGAGAAAGCGGATTACGGCGGGTTGCGTAATAAGTCTTTCGCTCAAGATGATGCTTATGCTGGCGGCATTGTTGACAGTGGTGTAAAGCAACTACAAAGAAACACTTTTGCTCGTGGGATTGAACGGGAGTTAAAGCGCATGGAAGCTGGTAATTTTGAACATCCCGATAAAGCAATAGGAGTTAACTATGCCAAAGGTCAGTTTGATACCGCTGAAAAAAGGCAAGGTCATATAGATTACCTAAGGGAGCTTCTTGCGGCTCAGAAGGCTGGCATGGCCGCAAACCCTTACCAGTACCAAGCACCTGCACCTAACATCCCCTTTGATAACGGAACCAAAAAAGGGTACTACAAATAATCTAAACTACTATGTCTACAACAATTACTAGACGCGCAGAAGCAGAACCCAAGGACCGCATTGTTTATGCTGAGTCTAACGCTGCTACCGACGAAGAGAAAGCTATCCTCGGCACTAACGTGCCTAGTGCAGAAGCTTTAAAAAAATTTAGGGAAGGTCGTTTGGCTGCTGAAAAAGAAAAGCAGTTGCGGGATGCAGGCGAGTCGGTCACGAAGACGGGCATGAACCTTTTGGGGCAACCCGAAAGCACAACAGGTATGTCTGAAAAAGATAAGTTCTTTTCAGAAGGTCGTGCCCTTGATCGAGCACAGTTGGGTAGATTCAAAAGCTTCGGTGACAAGAGTGACTTTGAGACGCAGAATGCTTTGCGTAAACTGAGAGGCGAGAAAGAACTCTATGCGAGTCCTGATCAGTTCTATGCTGATGTTAATAAGTCGATGGCTGTCGGTGCTACCAGCGCACTCAATACGCCAGAAGGCCGCAAGCGTGCTACCGCAGCAGGAGTCCAGTCAGGTCTATCCTTTGCCGATGCCGATCAAGCTGTACAGAACGCTTTCAAAAATCTTCAGGCTGTTGGTAAACGCGAAGGCGCGATTGCTAAAGCGGCTGCTGCTGCGCCGACCGCCGTTGCGGCACCACAAGCGCAGACAACTAATAGGTTTGCTGCAACGTCTACAGGTCCATCCACGACTACGGAGGCTCCGACACTTAGTGAAACCAAATCGGGAATTGTTTCCGACGTAATGGGTTCAATGCCAAGCTCAAAAACAATAGGTGATCTTGGAAGGGGGAGTCAATTAGCTAAACTT